TTTCCGATCTACGCAAACACTGCGGCCATCTTGCCGCACCAAAAGACTTACTGGCTTGACGAGAGGCACCACATTGACAGGCAGCTCAACAAAGACAGCTAGAGAAAAGGACACAACGTGGCTCTAACCAACTGCTATTGCACGCTGTCTGATCTGAAAACCTCGCTCGCAATCGAGGACATACAGGACGACACCGCGCTTGAAGCTGCGATTCTGACCGCTAGCCGCATGATTGACGACTACACTGGCAGATTCTTTTATCGAGACGGCACCACAGCAGCGCCCATTACTCGCTACTACACACCTGACAGTTGGTACATTACCAACTTAGACGACTTTGTCTCTCTCAATCAAATCGCACTAGACGACGACTTTGACCAAACCTACACCACTATTCTTGCAGCTAGCGATTACTTAATCGACCCAGTCAATAACGCACGGCGTGGTTGGCCATATACTCGAATCACCGCTATCGACCGCTACATTTTCCCTTATGCTTACCCGCAATCGGTTCGAGTTCAAGCCGTTTGGGGTTGGCCGTCTGTACCAGCGGAAATCGCTATGGCGACCAAGATTCAAGCCTCACGTTTGTTCATACGCCGTCAATCTCCGTTCGGCATCGCGGGCACTCCTGAGCTTGGCACAGTCCGCTTGACATCACGGCTTGACCCAGATGTTGAGGCCTTGATTCGCCCATTCCGCAAGATGAACGGGCTCGTCGCGTGATTCCAAGCGACATTCGAGAAGGCATCAAAAAGAACTTAAGCGACATTGATGGACTTCGTTGCTACGACCAAGTGCCTGACGTCATCGTCCCCCCATGCGCAATCGTTGGCCAGCTCGATTTCACTTTCGATCTGAACAACGCCCGCGGCCTCGATCAGTCGAATCTTGATGTGTTTGTTATTGTTCAGCGCTTTTCAGAGCGGACTGGACAAGACAGACTGGACAAGTACCTAGCTGGTTCGGGCAACTATTCAATCAAGGCAGCCATAGAGTCCGACAGGACTTTGGGCGGCGCGTGCAACACCCTGCGAGTCACATCTGCAGAATCTGGCACTTACCAAACGGGCGACATAGACTACCTGTCTTACCGTTATCGAATCACTGTATGGGGTCAAGGAGACTAACCATGAACTACACCATCGCCTCGGACATTCTCGAGGTCGGCAACAAGAAAAAAGGCGAGCAAATCGCCGCCAAAGAATTGCTCGAAGCTGGATGCAACATCGCTGCGCTTGTTAGTGGTGGGCATCTTTCTAGCAATAGTCCAACTAAGCCACAAGCAGAAGGAGCCGCAGAATAATGGCCGCTTTAGTCCTTACGAATGCATACATCACAATCAACTCAGTCAATCTGAGTGACCACATCGCTAGCGTCACTTTGACGACGGCAGATGATGTCATTGAGACCACTGCTTTTGGTTCAACCGCTCGCACAAGAGTCGCAGGGCTTGGAGACAACTCAGTAGCACTTGAGTTCCACCAAGACTATGCAACCAGCAACGTGGAAGCGACAATCTACCCGCTGCTTGGCTCAACCACCACAGTCGTGGTCAAGCCGAATGGCTCCTCAACTGCAGCCACCAACCCCTCATACACTTTCACAGCGTTAGTGTCCGAGTGGACCCCGCTTAATGGAGCCGTCGGAGAGCTTGCAACGGCAAGCGTTACCTGGCCTATTAGTGGCGACATCACAAAGGCGGTCTCATAGTGGCACGCATAGTCCTCACCAACGTCGCCGTCACATTCGGCACCACAGACGTTTCAAGCTACGTTACTTCGGTGACGCTCGGCTCGAATTATGATGTAGTCGAGACAACGGCTTTCGGCAACACAGCCCGCACAAGAGTCGCAGGACTTGCGGACAACAGTGTAACCTTGGAGTTCAACCAAGACTACGCGACCAGTGCTCTAGAAGCCACTATCTACCCAACACTTGGCACAGGAGTCTCAATGACCGTGCGCCCAGTTGCTGGCGTTTCACCCGCATACAGTTTCACCGCATTGGTTTCCGAATGGACTCCGCTTAATGGAGCCGTCGGCGAACTTGCAACTGCCTCGGTCACCTGGCCGATCAGCGGCGTTATCACAAAGTCATAACCTAACAAGGGGGCACAAATGGACGGCTTATCAGTTAAAGTTAAAACCACAGAAGGCGTTGAGGCTTCATACAAACTGACACCTCGAGTCATCGTTGCTTTCGAACAACAGTACGGCAAAGGAATGCCGAAGTTGTTGGGCGAGGAGCAAAAAATCGAACACGTTTATTGGTTAGCTTGGAAATCGATGCAAGCCAGCGGCGTGATAGTGAAGCCATGGGGTCCTGAGTTCCTTGACACCATTATCACTGCAGAGCTGGACTCTGACGCGTCTTTCGAATCCACCGAGATAGCTTAACGTACACAGTCGCCGCTATCTCGGTGGAGACTGGCATATCTCCGATTGACTTGCTTGATGCCCCCGAGGGGGTACTCGAAGCAATAACTGCTTATCTGAAAGAACGGGCGAAAAAACATGGCTGAAGCCGAAAGCGACATCATTCTTATAGGAATTGAACCTACTTTGACTGCTCTGAAGGCTTTTGACAAGCAAGCGGTCAAGAACTTCAACTCGGTTATCAACTCTATCCTTTCTGACGCAGAACGTGCAGCTCGCGGCTTTGTCAAGTCTGACCCGCCGATGAGTGGCTGGAAAACAACCGAGCCACTTAGACCTAAAAAGACCACTCGCGGTGGTGCTGGCTGGCCACCATACAACCAAGGCGTGATTCAGCAAGGTATTCGCAAATCCAAGGCACAGGGCAAAGTCCGAAAAGACTACACAACCAGCGCTGGTGCACTCATCAACGAGTCCGCAGCTGGTGCAATTATCGAAGTTGCGGGTCGCAAATCAGGCGGCACAGGCAGCGGCATTCAGTTTATTCGCAATCTAACCGACGAGATTAGAAACCCATCGCGTTTGATTTGGCGGGCTGTAGATGAACGCAAGAAGGCTGCACAAATGAAGACTCTAGCAGCACTAGACGACGCCAAAGCCATCTTACAAAAGAACTTAGACAGAGAGGCAGCATAACATGGCAGTCGGCGCGGTAATTGCTCGCATTCTTACCCAGTATTCAGACAAAGGCACCAAAGCCGCTGTCAAAGACATTACAAGAATGGAAAAGCAGTTCGGCAAGTTTGCCAATAAGGCAGCGAAGTCTTTTGGCTTAGCAGCTCTTGCGGCTGGTGCTTTTGCCGTTAAGGTCGGTAAAGATTCTGTGCAAGCCGCTATCCGCGCAGAAGCCGAGCAAAACAGACTCAACCAAATCTTGCTTACAACAAACGGCGCCACTGCCGAGCAAGTCAAGATTCTTAATGCACAGGCCGAAGCGCTTGAAAAAGTCGGTGTTGTGTCTGCTGGCAACGTCTCTGTGGTTCAGTCACAACTCGCCACATTCGACTTACAAGCCTCGTCTATCCAAGCGCTGACTCCAGCGATTTTGGACTACGTAACTGCAGAAAAAGGCGCAACAGCGTCTGCTGACCAGTTCAAGACCATGACTAACGGCCTTGCACAAGCCCTGAACGGGCAATTCGGTGCGCTGACCAGGGCTGGCTTCGTACTCGACGACCAAACCAAGAAGTTAATATCAAACGGCACAGAAGCTGAGCGCTCTGCAGCCATCGTCAAAGTGCTTAACTCGACTTACAAGGGTTTCAACGAGGAGTTGCGCAAGACTCCTGAAGGTGCAATCATCGCCCTCAAGAACTCATTCGAGAATGTCAAGACCACACTGGGCAAAGCAATCTTGCCTGCGCTGGTGCAGTTCGTAGATTATTTACAAAAAGACATTTTGCCAGCTTTGCAGAAGTGGGTTGAACTCAACGGGCAAAAGCTTGCTGCTGCATTTCAGCTAGCAATCAGTTATGGCATATCGTTCGGCAAGTTGATGTTTGAGATCTTCTCATTCGTAGCTCGCAACACTAAAGTATTTGTAACGCTTGGTGCCGTTATTGTAGCCGCTTTCTTTGGTGCAAAAACCGCAGCAGCCGTGGCAGGCCTCATCAAGGGCGTGCAGGCGATTATCAAGGTCATGAAGGCTTTGCGCACAGTCTCGCTTGCTTCAGCCGCAGCCACTGCGCTTGCGACTGGCGGCATCTCTGCCGCAGCAGGTGCAGCCGCATTCGGCGTCGCACTTGTCGGCATCGGTATCGCAGCCAACAAGTTCAACAAAGACTCTGACAAAGCAGCAGATGCGATGGGCAAGTTTAAGTTCGACATGAAGGGCGTTAAAGAAGAGACTATCAAGTACAACGCGGCCCTTGACAAATCGGCCAGCAAGCAAGACGAATTAAATAAAAAGAACAAGAAGCTGAAAGGCATAGACGACCCAATCACTAGGGAAGCCGTTCGCAAGAACCTGCTCAAGCAAAAGAGCCTCGGCATCTCTAGCCCGACCATCTCACTGCTAGCTTCTGCTGGCCACGGCAATATTGCAAAGAACACCACTATGAACGGGGGCAACATCACGGTGAATGTCGCGGGCTCTGTGGTATCGCAAGGAGATCTCATTAACGGTATTAAAAACGGCCTAGCCACGCTAATGCGCCGCCGTGCGGGCAGTCAGTTCGCGGTACTCTAATGCCAGCTAACGCACCCAGCATCACCGTCGCTTTTGGCATCAATGGCTCATACACCAACGTTAGCGCTGACCTCATTCTTGAGGTCGATATCAGGCGCGGACGTCAGTACCAAAATGACTTTTTGGAATCTGGTACTGCAGCCGTCATTTTGAACAATCAATCAGGCGCTTTTGACCCAAGCAACACGTCCAGCGCCTACTACAGCATTTTGGTCGCAGGCATGCAAGTGCGTATCACTGCGAACTCGACCGTCATTTATACTGGTGTCCTCGAGGACAACGCAGTAAACCAAGGCATTTACCCAACCGTATCGCTCGTTTTTGTTGACGGCCTGGCGCAGATCGCGCAAGCAATCGCCCCAGCGCTCGCCACCAGCAGTTTCTCCGAGACCGCGGCTCTAAGAGCTGCAAGAGCGCTCGACCTTGCTGGCTGGCCAGGGGGTGGTTCTCGTAGCCTAACTGGTACGACTGTCATGCAAAAGACAAAACAGAACATGAGCTGCCTCGAGATGCTCGAGCAGTGTGCGAACTGTGTCGGTGGCCGTTTCTACGTCAGTCGCACTGGGGTTGCAACCCTTGTGGATATCGCAGACAAGTTCACCCGCCCAACTAGACTTTTATTCTCAGACCAAGGCGACGCCAACAGCGTCGGTTATGACGGCCTGATCACCAACCCTGGCACTGACTATGTGTACAACGAGGCCATCGTGTTTCGCGGTCCAAAGAAGGCCCAAAAGACAGCCCGCTACACCTCTAGCGTTTCAACTTATGGCTTAAAGTCTAAGAAGCTGGACGCTCCGATCTCAAAT